CCAGCATTTATTCTTGATTCGTCCACTCTCGACGGTAACGGCAAATTAGACGGATTTACATTCACTACTGCCGCAACAGTCTCAGCATCTCTTGGCGCTGTGGCGTCGTCTGCTTCGGCGACGATTAGCAAAGTTGTTACCGCCTCAGCATCTCTTGGGTCGGTGGCGTCGTCTGCTTCGGCGACGATTAGCAAAGTTGTTACCGCCTCAGCATCTCTTGGGTCGGTGTCGTCGTCTGCTTCGGCGACGATTAGCAAAGTTGTTACCGCCTCAGCATCTCTTGGGTCGGTGGCGTCGTCTGCTTCGGCGACGATTAGCAAAGTTGTTACCGCCTCAGCATCTCTTGGGTCGGTGGCGTCGTCTGCTTCGGCGACGATTAGCAAAGTTGTTACCGCCTCAGCATCTCTTGGCGCTGTGTCGTCGTCTGCTTCGGCGACGATTAGAAAAGTCGTTACCGCCTCAGCATCTCTTGGCGCTGTGTCGTCGTCTGCTTCGGCGACGATAAGCAAGTTTGCAACTACACAAACAGAACTTGGGGCATTGTCAGCGATTGCAACTGGTGAAATTGACAACCCGGCAATTGCAGAAGCAACACTTGGCGAAGTTAGCGCAAATGCAGATGCACAAATAATAATCACTATTTCTGGCATCGCTGAAGCGTTGCTTGGAGGGTTGGTTTCAAGTGTCGAGGCTGGCATTGAGGTCTTTGCTTCGGGTGAATCTCTTGGCGGTTCGTTGTCTGCATCAGCTTTAGCAGACATTGAGAATCCTGCGACTGCTGAAGCGTTGCTTGGAGGGTTGGTTTCAAGTGTCGAGGCTGGCATTGAGGTCTTTGCTTCGGGTGAATCTCTTGGCGGTTCGTTGTCTGCATCAGCTTTAGCAGACATTGAGAATCCTGCGACTGCTGAAGCGTTGCTTGGAGGGTTGGTTTCAAGTGTTGAGGCTGGCATTGAGGTCTTTGCTTCGGGTGAATCTCTTGGTGGTTCGTTGTCTGCATCAGCTTTAGCAGATGTCACTGGAGCCGCATCCGCCGATGCACCGCTAGGCGGTGTCACTGCTTCAGCATCGGGCGACATCACCATCTTGGCTTCGGCTGATGCCATGCTCGGCGGGCTGGCCGATTCGGCTGAGGCTGTCGTCAGCATCGTCGCAGAGGCGTCTGCCAGCCTCGGAGAAGCGACTTCGGCGGCAACTGGTGTCATCAGCGTGGTCGCCTCGGCCACGGGTCTTCTGGGCGGTGTGGTGACTTCGGCAGATGGAGCCGTCTCGGCTGATGCTGTCGGTGATGCGCCGCTTGGTGGATTGATGGCTTTTGCTGAAGGGACGGTAACGCCACAGCCAACACCGCAGCCGGAATCTCAAAGTGGTGGCAGGCCGTATCCGTACTATCAGCCGCGACGCAAAAAGATTGAATCTGTCGTTGACATCGTGCCCGAGATTGTCGTGCCGAATCCGAAGACGGTGCTTGCGTATTGCACGCCGATCGTTGCGTCGGTGAAAGCGACTGCTGAAGGTTCTGTTACTTTCGTCGCTGAAGAGGATGACTTGCAAGTAGTGTTGATGCTCTGAGGTAAATCATGGCTGTGTATCAAGGTCAAGTAGTTGTTGGAACTGTGGCGACTGTTCTCAATCCGTCACGGGCGCAGCCTGGTGTGATTCACATTGTGAATCAAGACAACACGGACACGGTGTATGTTGGCGGTTCTGCTGTCACGACGTCAACTGGTCATGGCATTCCTAAGAGTGGTGATGTGGAGTTGACGATTTATGCTGACACCGTCATCTACGCAATCTCAACGAAATCTGGTCATACTGTCACTTGGTTGCACATCACGCCGTAATGCCGTACTTCATTTCTGATTCCAATGCCAACTGTTCAGGTTGGGCAGTTGAGAAAGATGACGGTGAGGTCATCGGTTGCCATACCACGAAGCAGGCGGCCATTGACCAGATGGTTGCGGTGTCTATTGCTGAGGAGATGGAGCCGGGTGGCGAGCGTGCTCGTCCTGATGAGTTGCAGGTGGGTGACTATGTTTCGTGGAATAGTTCGGGTGGTCGTGCTCGTGGCGAGATTCAGGAAATCTTCCGTTCGGGTACGGTGCGGGTGCCAGGTACCGACTTCGAGTTGAAAGCCTCGGAAGATGACCCGGTGGCCCTAATCCAGATATATCAACAAGTTGAAGGTGGCTGGGAAGACACCGATGTCATCGTCGGCCACAAGTTCTCCACCCTCACTCGGATCGGGGAATTGGAAGAGCCGGAGGATGAGCCAGAGGACGAAGATGAGGACGACATGGAGGATCGGGAACTACCCGACAACTATCGTCCTGCCGTCACAGCCGACGTGCCAGCCAACCACAACTGCGGCAACTGCGGCTACTACAAAGATTTCTATTGCCTCCGATGGGAAGCGTTGGTGGCACCGTCGTACTACTGCAACGCATGGGAACCCGTCACTGGACTACCAAACGACAATCCTGGACAAACCGTTCAGACTGGCAACGTCAGTTCAGAAGACCCCTACTACTACGACCCAGGCATCAACATCTACCGTCAACTTTCCTTCGATGTCCCCGAGTATGTGCGGGCGGCAGCCAGAAAAGGTTTGGACTACTACGGTCAAGGCCTTGGCGGTGACGGGCTTGTGGCTCGCACCATTCGTGAAGCTCGTGACATGGCCGCAGGCAGAATCACCGAAGACAAAGTCATCAGGGCAAACGCCTGGGGTGCTCGACATCTTGTCGACTTGGAAGCCCCACAAAACTCTGATGCCAACAACGACATGTTTCCCGGTGCTGGTGCGGTGGCGTTCTACTTGTGGGGAATCAACCCGCTAGATCCGAGTCCTGCGATGCAATGGTTTGAGCGTCAAGCAGAACGTGTCCGAGAAGAAGAAGGCCGCCTCGGCTACTTCAAGACCTTGACTCGTTTGTCTCGCCTACTCTTGGACAAGTAGCATCAGTCCCCTACTAGCATTGGTTGCCATGACTGAGAAGATTGAGACCCGCCGCCTTACTGTCAACCAGTTTGAGTTGCGTGAAGGTCCAGCCGGTGACGGCATGGCATTCAGCGGATATGCCGCAGTCTTCAACTCTGACTCAGAACCGTTGCCGTTCACGGAACGCATTTTGCCTGGTGCGTTCAGGAAGTCGTTGCGTTCACGAAACAATGTGCGCATGTACCTCAACCACGACTCGTCAATGCTGTTGGCGACAACTCGTGCCAAGACGTTGCGTCTTGAAGAAGATGAGCGTGGTCTGAAAGTTGATGCCGATTTGCCAGACACCACAGTTGGGCGTGACTTGTCAACGCTCATCAAGCGTGGCGATGTTGACTCAATGTCGTTCGGTTTTTCTGTGCCTGCTCGTGGCGACAAATGGTCGGACGACGGCAATGTGCGTGAACTGAAGGAAGTGAAATTGTATGAGGTTTCTGTGGTGACTGGTTTCCCGGCATACGCAGCCACCTCTGCCAGTGTGCGCAGCCTTGACACTTTGGCTCAGCGTGCACAAGTTGACGCAGACAAACTGGCTGTTGCAATCACGATGCTGGAATCTGGTTCGGAGTTGGATGACGATCAGGCAGGTTTGTTGAGTGAGGTTGTTGCCAAGTTGCGCAAACAACCCGAAGCTGCACCATCTCGAATCGGTGTGTTGCAGAAGCAACTTGATTTGCTGAAGAGCATCGCCTAGGATTCTTCGCACAGTTGATGTGCGGAGCCGCTGCTACTGCCAGTTGAGGAGCCTCGCTGGGTGCGATACCAAATCCTTGCGTACCCCAAAATCGTCCAAGAAAGGACATTCACTCAAATGAAGGAATATATTGACCGTCAGGTCGAACAGCGTCAGCGCACTTGGGAAGCAGCGAAAGCTCTTCTCGACACGGCTGCTGCTGAGAAGCGTGACCTGACCTCCGAAGAAGAAGCGTCGTACAAGAAGATGAATGACGAACTCAGCGAGCGTGCAGCCCGCATCGAAGCCCTCAAGGCTGATGCGGAGCGTGAGGCCAAGATTGAAGCGGCAACCCGTGAAATCTCCGGTCAAGTACGTCCAACGGCCAAGGCTGTGTCAACCGATGCAGACGTGCTCCGTTCGATGGCTCGTGGCGAGACCCGTTCGTTCACCTTCGAGCAGCGTGACGTCACCAAGGCATCCACCGGCGCACCAGTACCAACGTCGTTCTACGACCAGGTCATTGCGCAGGCTCGCCTTGTCGGCCCGATGCTTGACACCTCCACAGTGCTGCGCACTGCCGGTGGCGAGAACCTCCAGATCCCATCGCAGGCTGGTTGGTCAACGGCGGCAATCACCGCCGAAGGCTCAGCCATCAGCGAGTCCGACCCGACGTTCAACAGCTTCATCACCTTGGGTGCTTACAAGTACTCGTTCCTGGTGCAGTTGAGCCGTGAACTCATCGAAGACTCTGGTGTTGACATCTTGAGCTTCCTTGCCACGCAAACCGGAAACGCAATCGGCTTCGCCGTCAACAACGCACTCACCGTCGGAACTGGTACAACCCAGCCACGAGGTGTCGTTGCTGCCGCAGGTTCGGGCGTGCTCGGAACCGTCGCAGGCGGACTCTTCACCGCAGACAACCTCATCGACTTGGCGTACAGCCTGGACGGTGCGGCACGTCGTCTCCCCGGCGTTGGCTGGATGATGAACACCGCATCCCTCGGCGCTGTCCGTA